GTTGGCTTATCTATGAGGAGTTTCGCAAATTCCCTTAATTATGACGGCTGATTATTATTACTAATAGTCAGAGAGAATAATTAAGGAGGGTTGTGGGTATTAAATTAATAGTGATATTAATTAATATCTACATCCTACCTTTTAGTAGAGCTGATTAGCAAGTGCTAATACACTACTAAAGGGCCCGTGGCAACTCCAGAAAAGGAGGAACCATGGCAGTAAAATTTGCGAAGCACTTAATAAGACGTTCGGGGTCTAGTTCTGATAGCGCCAGCGAAGGCTGGGCGATCTATCAAGAACGTATTAGACCTCCCAACACTACGATACTCTTGTCTACTGGTAGCAATCAAGCTACCTTAGATGAGAGTTATTTCATAGGTTGGGACCAACCGAACTACCACAAGCGTCGGAAGAGCGGAGAATTGATGCCAATGACACCTTGGAAAACCTTTACATTAAAAGGTTCTTCTATGGGTGCCCTTGACCTCCATTACTCAGTTACGGCTACCGAAAATCGGTACTACACAACTGGGAATTACTCCCCCTTGACTGACTGGATCCTTTCAGAAGGAGATCTAACGAGTAGTATTCCTGAACACTATGATGAATATGTTCAAGAAGCTGCAAGTGCAATCTATTCTAATGGATTCGACATGCTCACGTTTCTAGCTGAGATTGCCTCAGTGAGACGTATGTTCACTGGATTAGTTAAATCACTAATCAAGATGGACATTCCTGATAATATCAGGAAAGTCTCCGGCTCCTGGCTCTCCACGAGATACGGATGGCGAACGCTTATGTATGATATTAAAGATATCAATAAAGCGATCATCAACCTTAAATCGGGGTTTGACAGGTACTCAGAAGGCCGCGGTGGAACTAGTTCCAACACGGTCTCAGATGCGTGGACCACTGTACATCCTAATTATAGTCGTCAGTATACTCTTGACGAGACTATAACTATAGGTATACGTGGCCATGTGGTTGCCGACTTACATGTCCCAAGAGTTCAACTCAATCCTCTCATTACTGGTTGGGAATTAGTTCCCTTCAGTTTTGTGATCGATTGGTTCTTCTCTATTGGGAAATCGTTAGCGGCGTTGTCTTTTTTAAGGGCGGAGATGCAATATGTTGCAAGTGCCGGTTTCGAGGTTGAAATGACACGGAATCTTAGTGCCAGTATAATACCTGGTTCTGAGTCTTCCATGTGCGTTTCGGTCGCGGATTGGCAAACTGCTTCATGCGTCGCCACCTTAAAAGTGCGTTCTCCTTGTCGTGTTCCACTCATCCCGCAGTATAATCTGAGGTTAGATAGCTTCAAAGTAATTGATTTACTTGGGCTACTCTTCCAAAGACTAAAACCTAGGAGGTAAAACAATGGCAGAAATGACTACTGTCCTCACAGAGTTTTCCAATAATGGAAACTCTCGCACGTCGACCTATACCGGTCATACGGCTTTAGAGCCGAAACTTGTGATCGAAAAGCGTCGCGTCCCGGAAGGGAACCAAACCATGGTCGAATACAGTTGTAAAGTAGTTTGTACAACTGATGACGCCGATGGTGCGGTTCTCTCCCAAAAGGTCTCTCTTGAAGCCGTCGTGAGATATCCTGTGCTCGGAACGAGCGCGGATGTAACTGCGGCCCTCGCCATCTTCCGTGATATTATCGCGGGCGATGAGTTTGGGAACAGTATCTCGACGCAGGAGTATTTGTAATGGACCTTCCAGGATGGACCACAAACCTTCCAGATATCTTTCAAAATTTCTTTAATGAAATTAAGAAACTTCTGGAAATTGTGATCCAAACCCTGTTGGGCACAGAACCTAAATAATCCACTCAAGAGGAGGATTCCGTAATGGAACCTAAAAATGCAACGTATGACATTTGTCGATGTTACATTAAAGACCAACAAGAAGTCGTAAATCCCGCTTTATATGCGAAGGTCGATGGATTACTTCGATCTCGTAATTTAGCTGGATTGGCTTCTTGCTCCTGTCACTTTGATTGGCATGCTCACACAATCAACGATTGGAGAGTACTCAGACAGGTAGAAGCCTTCTTTAAGAAGAATTCTGCCTTTTCCAACAAAGAAGTTTGCGCAGCTGCCGCTAAGAATTCCTTTATGGAATCTGAACGACAATGCAGCGAAACAAATCTTCGCCTTGATTACTTTTATGTTAAGCGCGATCAGCTTGATCCCGATCTTAACTATCAGTTATCAAGGATGGAGCGTTACGTTCGTAACGTTCTGGGTGACTTCAAGACGTTCATGAGTGAAATTCCTCACTTAGTGAAGGTGACACCGGGAGCGACGGCCCACTCATCTCGCCGCAATAGTCTTCCTCAGCAGAAAATGAGGATGAAGCTCTATGCTGTGCATAGTGCATCAAGATACGTGAGAACACTATACCGTTATTTCGGTATGTGTGAACCTCGTATCAGACACTGCGAATCGAATCGAGTGGAGCTGGTACCGAAGAATTGGAAGACAGACCGTACTATCGCTTGCGAGCCTGAAGGGTGTTTACCCTTTCAACTTGCATTTGACACGTACGCCAAGCGACGTTTACGTCGTTTTGGGATTGATCTGCGCGACCAATCTGCAAATCAGAAAAGAGCATTAGAAAGCTCGGTCACTGGTGACTATGTCACTGTTGACTTTAAATCGGCATCAGACACTATAAGCTTTAACACAGTCGCCTGGATATTTCCATTCGACTGGTTTCAGTTTCTGTGCGATGTTCGATCCCCAAAATATCGGGGGGCTTTCGGGACTGGAGCGTATCAGAAGTTTTCCTCTATGGGAAACGGCTGCACGTTCACAATCGAGACTCTTCTGTTTGCTGCGGCCTGTTATGCGGTCGGATCTAAGAACTTTCTTGTCTATGGTGACGATGTTATCATAGAAAAAGATCGTTACAAAGATTACGTTCGCTTAACAAGACTTTTAGGCTTTACCATTAATGAAGACAAAACTTTCACAGAAGGCCCTTTTCGGGAATCCTGTGGTTGTGATGCCTTCAATGGTATCGATGTGA